TCGCGCCCCTAGTGGTCATTTTTCTTATATTATCTACTATGACGGACGGCAAACTACCGGGGCATTGCGTATCACACAAGCACATGCAGCTAATAAGCTGGGATTGACAGTGCCTGAATTGCTGGAAAAATTCAAACTTGACTAACTAAAAACTGAACAGAGGTACGGACAAAACTGTACCTCTAATTTTTTGCACCCTTTTTCCGCCCCTCAACCAAACGGAGCGAAACGATGTTCGTGGTTACCGAAGGTCACCTGAGCGGAACGAAACGTGTTGTCTTTTGGAGCGCACGGAACGAAACGAAACGAGGGATGCAGGGCAACCCAAGCTGCCAAGCAAGGCAAGGTTACTTTAGGACAAGCAAGGCAAGCTAAGGCTGCCTAAGACACTAAGCACCCAAGCAAGCATCAATGGGTCACAAACATGAAGAAGACCCATTATAACTAGGAGGTATTTATAATGACGAACAAAGAACTGTTTGAAGAGCAGCTTATGCTGGAATCTTCTGCTAGACAAGATGGCTATGAAGCAACATGTGAAGCTCTCAGAATCGCAAAGGAAAAAGGCATGGTTGATACTGCCCTCCCTATTGGACAAGCGTTTTTTAATCACAAGGTACTCGCTGTCAAGGATGTCATGCTGCAATGGCTCACTAAAAACATGAAACCAAAAGCTGGTGTTAAACCTAACTTTATCTATATCTTGGATGACCTGAAGACTGCGTTCACAGATGCAGAGGGCAATGTGGATATGGATGCTATCGCTAACACCTGCACAACTGTAACACTCTCCTGCCTTATAAATGCCCTCACAACAGGCTTGAATACAAAGGCAGCCTTTCTGAATAACGTGGGATTGCATGTTGGCTTTAGTCTTATGTATGAATATCAAGCCAAATGTTTTGAAAATTGGCTCACTACATTACCTAAAGAAGACAAAAACAAAAAAGCAATGCAAGGTATTGACAAGCGTATAGGTATCCATTACCGCTATGTCTACATGAAACAAGCCATTAAGAAATGTGGTTACACCTGCCCCACGTGGGAACAAGGAGACAATGAAGGTATTATCAACTTAGGGGTAGCCTTATTGACTTTGACAGAAGAAGCAACAGGCTATTGGATGTCAGATTCAGATAGCTACACACAAGCACATCTTGTCCCTACCCCTCAATTTGTGGATGCATGGCAACGTAATGAGGAGAACATGTTGTACTACGCTCATAAATGCTATCCGATGATTATCCCTCCAAAACCATGGGTAGCCTATGATGATGGTGGTTACTATGGAGACCTTGCAGCTTTCTATACATTCTTGCGCCTTAAAGGGGTACATAACTCTTTCAGTAAAGCCTATAAAGCACGCCTTTCTCAACTTGATACACCTGATGTCTATAAGGCTGTCAATGCTATTCAGGCTACACCATGGCATATCAATAAGGATGTTTTAAATGTTATCAACCAATGCAAAGAGCGTGGCTATATCCCATGTGGTAAAGAAAAGTCCCACATCATGAGCACTGATTTGAAAGAAGCTGAACCTACCCCCTTACCTGAAGGGGCAACAGCAGAAGAGATTAAAAAATATAAAAAAGATAAGGCAGCGTGGTGGAAAGGCTTAAAACGTCGTATTTCTATTATCAATCGTACAAATGCTATGATTACAGTTGCTGATAAATTTAGTCTTTATGAAAACATCTATTTTCCTTGGAACATGGATTTTAGAGGACGCATCTATCCTATCCCCTCTTTCAGTCCCCAAGGTGACGATATTTGCAAAGGCTTACTGCTCTTTTCAGATACACCGCCTTGTCAAGACCCTAAAGATATTGAATGGCTTGCCATTACCGGAGCTAACCTTGCAGGTGAGGATAAAATCAGTTATGTTGACCGCATCCAATGGGTATATGACAATGAAGCAGTCATTCTTGATGTAGCTAAAGACCCTATGGGTAACTTATGGTGGTTGCATAAAGACAAAAAACCTGTACAGCTTCTCGCATGGTGTCTTGAATGGGCGAAAGCTAAGCAATGGATAGCTGAACATGGCTCTATTATTGGATGGGTAACAGGTCTCCCCTATGCGCAGGATGGCACATGCTCAGGTCTGCAACACTTCTCTGCTATTCTTAGAGACCCCATCGGTGGCACTGCGGTAAACCTTGTACCCCAAGACAAACCCAATGACATCTATCGTTTGGTGGCTGACAAGGTAAATGTTGTCTTGAAGCAGGATGCTATGTCAGGCACTATTGACGAATGGGACGAAGAAAAGCTGAAGACAAAATTCGGAACAAAGACTATGGCGCAGATTTGGTTAAACTATGGTGTCAATCGTACTGTAACTAAAAGACCTACCATGACCCTTGCCTATGGTGCTAAGAAGCGTGGCTACGCTGAACAGATTATGGAAGACACAATCAAACCTGCTTTAAATGCTAAGACTGCTTGTGGTTTTACAGAGACTAATGCCTACCAATGTGCTATGTATATGGCTGAGCTGATATGGAACTCTGTAGGTGCTACTGTTGTACGTGCTGTTGAGGGCATGGATTGGTTACATAGAGTTTCCAAACTTGTCACCAAAAATGCAAATGTAGTGTCTTGGTGTACACCTTTAGGCTTACTGTTGCAACAAAATTATTTAAAGTATGAATCTAAGGTGATTAAGTTACGCTGTGCTGGAAAGAGATTTAGGGTTTACATCCCTCACCAAACAGGTGTGATTGATAAGACAAAACAGGCTAATGGTATCGCTCCAAATTTCATTCACTCTATGGATGCTTGTCATCTTCAAATGACAGTATGTAGAGCAAAGGATGCTGGAATCAATCACTTTACGATGGTACATGATTCTTATGGTTGCCCTATGTCACAAGCTAAGCTAATGTATGATATTGTGCGTAAAGCATTTGTAGATATGTATACAGAGCATGATGTCTTGGAGGAGTTTAGACAATATCTGCAACCATTGGTAACTAAAGAGTTACCTGCTCCCCCTAAAAAGGGCAATTTAGACCTGAATAGTGTATTGGACAGTAAGTACATATTCTGCTAATGGGTCACAAACATGAAAAGAAGACAATAGATAACTATAGTTTCCTATAGATTCTATAGAGACCTTAAGTGCCTAAGGTTATGTTATTAATAATTAATAATAAACTACCTAAGGTAACTAAAGGTCTCTATTGTCTTTATAGTACCTTTAAAATCCTTTAGGTAACTAAAGGAAATGCTAATGGGGCATAAACATGAAGAAAAGACAACACGCTTTTCAAAATCTAAATTGCGACGTTTCTATTTTCCTTTCTGTGTTGTCTTTTCTCAATAAATTTTAAGGAGGTATTGTCTATGTTAGAATCTGAAGCCTTTAAGGGTCAACTAATTAAGGTGACGAGTGGGATATACAAGGGCAAGAGAGGCATCATTCGTGCAAAGGATGTTTATGATGCGAATGTGTGGCTTGAGGACACAGACCCTGAAAAGCCATTCATCAGCGGCTTTTTAGCCTATGAAAAGCTTGAACCCCTCGACGCAAATGCATTTATTAATTTTGATGCTTGCTGTGACAGCAAAGATGCTTCTGTACCAAACACAAAGTATTATGATGAGCATTATGCATCCATGGTAGGCTTAGAGCCTATTGAGTTAATGCAACTTGTTCTGTCTCCTGCTGAGTTTATTGGCTTCCTTAAGGGTAACATCATCAAATACTCTATGAGAGCAGGTAAAAAGCAAGGTGAAGCAGCAGAAAAGGACATTGCCAAAGCTAAACGCTATGCACAATGGCTGCGTAAAGTTAACCCTTTTGACACTCAATTTCTTATCAATCCAAAGGAGGACTAAATTTGGTAAACATTAAATTCAAAAAACTTGACCCTAAAGCCACCCTCCCCCAAGCAATGACAGGTGGAGCTGCTGGTCTTGACTTGGTTTGTCTTAACCGCATTGCGGTGACACCACAACGCTGGTCTTCAAAGGCAGCTATTGTCCGTACAGGCTTGGCTATGGAACTGCCTAGTGGCTATTATGCTGAGGTTGTCTTGCGCTCCTCTACAGGCAGAGACACAAAACTCAGACTTGCTAATCAGGTCGGTATTATTGATTCTGATTATCGTGGTGAAATCATGTTGTATGTGGAGAATTTAGGTGACCATCTTGAAATTATTGATGCTGGTCAGCGTATTGCACAACTGTTGATTCACAAGATTGAAGAGGTGGCGATTGAAGAAGTCACTGAGGAGCTGTCTGAGACTGAAAGAGGTCTTGAAAGTGGCAGTACCGGAAAAGGTACTAAACCTGCTGTGAAGACTAGAAGAGTTAAGGAGGTAGCTAAGGTTGCCTAAATTTAAGGTTGGTGACAGAGTAAAATGCATTGCAGAGCATGATGGTAACCGGCATATTGTGGGACAGGAGGGCACTGTACGCCGGGTTGGAGATATTCTCGGTATAGCTTCTGTAGAATTTGATAATTATGTATGTGGGCATGATTTACAGTCAGGTTGTCACTGTAAGTATGGATATGGATGGAATGTAGCTCCTGAAAAACTTGAACTTATTCCTAGACCTAAATCTAAACATGACCCTAAGATTATTATTTACCGCCAAGGCGATAAGACCTTTGCAAAGTATGTGGTAGACAAAAGTGTGGTAGCAGAAACTTGTGCTACTTGTAGTCCTGAAGATACCTTTTCTTTCATTACAGGAGCACAGCTCGCTTTTGCACGTTTTATACAACACTACGATGCTAAACCTATACTCTTAAAAGAAACATTAAAGAATATTGAAATTATTTAAAAATAAAGGAGAATAACAAACATGGCAAAAAATGATTTTGCACAAATTACAACCCCTGCCGGTGAAGCGGTGTACCCTAAGCTCCGCAGCACTGAAGTCTTTGATGGCGAGGATACCGGAAAGTATGTCTGCGGTATTAAATTGTCGAAAGAAGACACTGATAAGCTGATTCAACGTATCGAAAATGAATGGGAGATGGCTAAGAAGTCCCCCGACTTTGACGGCAAACGCTATGGTCGCAACTCTGCCCCTGCCCTTGGTTTCCACGAGGACAAAGATGGTGATATTGTCTTTAAGGCTAAGACCAACGCTGTTATCAAGACCAAAGCTGGTGATGTTATCGAAAAGACTATGGCTGTCTTTGATAAAAAGGGTAAACCTATGGATGAAGAGATGGAAGTAGGTAATGGCTCTACCATTCGCCTGTGTATGCTTCTGCGCCCCTTCTATGCTTCTGCTACTGTCTATGGTATCCAACTGCTTCTGAAAGCAGTTCAGGTATTGAATTACGTCGCTCCTGCTGCTGGTGCAGTATCTGCGGATGATTGTGGCTTTGATGTAGAAGAAGAATTTGATGAGGATAAAGTACCCTTTGCTGATGAGGGTGCAGACTTTTAAAGCCTATGGCTATTAAATTTAACCGCAGAGGTGGCTTTTCCACTCTCAACAAACCCTATCGTAGCGGTTTAGAAGACCGCTTAGCGCAGCAGCTTGAAAACGCAGGTGTCCCTAAGGTGTACGAAAAGTACTCTATCGCCTATGAGATTCCTGCAACAAAACATCATTATACCCCTGACTTCATTCTGCCTAATGGCATCATCATAGAAGCCAAGGGTATCTTTGAAGCTGCTGACCGCAAGAAACATCTGCTTATCAGACAACAATATCCAAATTTAGACATACGCTTTGTATTCTCCAACGCTAAGACAAGAATCGGTACAGGAGCTAAGACTACTGTGGCTGAATGGTGTGAGAAGCATGGTTTCCAATACACCAGCCGTGAGATTCCCTCTCGGTGGTTCAAAGAGACCATGAAGGACACCAATGGTCTTGTCCTGCGTGGAAAAGGTGAGCGTATTGTCACTCTTTAAATTCAAAGAGCGCACTAAGACCACACAGATATGTGTTGTCTTAAGAAACCTAAAGGGTAAGCGCAAACGTGAGCTGTTTAGGGAAGCTTACAGACAAGGTGAAGTTGACACAGGCTTTCACTTTATTGTCTTCAATAATGGTCTTTTTGAGACCGACAGAGAAATAAAGGCAGTTGCCGGATATAACCTGCCTGAATGTGAGACTTCTGTGTATGTCTTAGCTGATACGCTGGGACGCAAGAAAATATCCGATGCTCAGCAGTATGTGCTGAATGAGCTAAAGGTACAGTATGATGTGCCTATAAAATTTATTACTGACGAGGTGTAACTTATGGAGACACATCAACCCTGCCCTGCTTGTGGCAGCCACGATGCCTTAACCATCTATGAAGATGGGCACAGTTATTGTTTCTCATGCAACACCTATTTTCGCAGCAGCAAGGAGGAGAAAAAATTGTCAAGTGGATTAAAGAAACAAGGTCTGATAGACCTACAGGACATGGTAGTTTCCCCCTTGCCTAAGCGGAAATTGACAAAACAGACCTGTGCTAAATATGGCTACTTTACCTCTAAGGTACATGGTAAGCCTGTGCAGGTAGCTTGTTACTATGATGATGACAATAAACTGCTTGGTCAGAAAATCAGATATGCTGATAAGACATTTGAAGCTAGAGGGTCTTTTAGTGAGAGGTTCTTCGGGCAACATCTGTTCCAAGGTGGTGGCAAGAAGCTGGTAGTGACTGAGGGTGAGATTGATTGTCTTACAGTATCACAGGTACAGGGTAACAAATATCCTGTTGTGAGTATCCCTACAGGTGCTGCTAGTGCTGCTAAGGTCTTCAGAGCTAACTTTAATTGGTTAGAGAGCTTCGAGGAAGTCATTGTCATGTTTGATATGGATGATGCCGGACGTAAAGCTGTGAAGGCTGTCAGCGGTATCCTGTCCCCTAACAAGCTTAAGATAGCATGGCTACCCTGCAAAGACCCTAATGAGTGTTTGCAAGAGGGCAAGAGCGATGCTGTTGTAAAAGCTGTTTGGGAAGCAAAGACATACACCCCTGCTGACATCATCAAAGGTGATGACCTGTGGGAGGTATTATCTAAGCATGAAGAATCACTGAACTATCCCTTACCTTGGGACATCCCACTGCAAAACATGACTGATGGGTTGCGAAAAGGTGAGCTTGTAGTTATCACAGCAGGTACAGGTATAGGCAAAACTACGTTCGTTAGACAACTAGCCTATCATCTTGGTACTGAATGTTACTGTAAGGTTGGTATGTTGATGCTTGAAGAAAATGTTAAGCATACCGCCAATGGTCTTGTGTGTCTTAAGCTTGGTAAACCTGCCCATAGACCTATTATTGATAGCGATTATAAGAAAGCCTTTGAAGACATCATGGATAATTTTGTCTTCTACAATCACTTCGGCTCTATTGAATGTGAAGACCTTTTGCAAACCATCCGTTACATGGTAACAGGTGAGCAGGTGGATTTTGTTGTCTTAGACCACATCTCCATTGCTATCAGCGGTCTTGACATCGAAAATGAGCGTAAGGCTACCGATGTACTTATGACGAAACTGCGTTCACTTGTAGAGGAAACAGGTGTAGGCATGTTGGTTGTCTCTCACCTGCGCAGAACTGAGGGTACTCCGGCTGAAGAAGGTGGTGCACTCTCCCTCTCCCACCTGCGTGGTTCACAAGCTATCTCACAGCTTTCTGATGCTGTGTGGGGTCTTGAAAGAAACCAGCAGGATGAGGGGATGAAGAAGAACCTTGTACGTGTAAGGGTGCTGAAGAATAGATATAGCGGTGATACAGGTATCGCCGGATACCTTGCATATGACAAGGAGCATAATATCTTAAATGCTGTAAAGGACTTATCAGAGTACGAAGCACCTGCATGTCCTTTTGATACTGATGAAACAGAGAAAGGAGATTTTTAGATGTTTGAAATCTTAGAAAAGCTTATTGATTGGTGTACTTCCCTGCTGTCTTGGTTGTCTCGTAAGCAGGTTGAAGCTGCTAAGGCTCGCATCAAGAACTGCAATAGCATGATTCATAATGCCAACAAAGCTAAGATGGCATACTTGCAGAAGCATGAGAAGACAATCAATGCTCTTGAAAATGAGCGTGAGCGTATGGAATACTTCCTGTCGCAAGATGCTGTGGAGCTGTAAGCTATGCTCTATTTTGATATTGAAACTGATGGTCTGCTGGACAATGTCACTAAGGGGCATTGTCTAGTAATCATCGATGAACAGAACAACATCTCAGCTTACAGACCTGATGATTTTAAAAAGGGAGCTATGCGATTAATCGCTGCTCTGAGGGATGGAGAGAGCATCTGTGGTCACAACATCATCAACTATGACTGTGCTGTGCTGGCTAAACTCTATCCCGAGTTCCGCATAAAGCGAGAATGGAGACCCAAAGTTTTAGATACCCTTGTACTGTCACGCCTTATCTGTGGCAACATAGAAGATACTGACCATGCTAGGGTACGTAATGGTACACTCCCTGCTAAATTGATTGGTAGACAATCACTAAAGGCATGGGGTTATCGCCTTGGGGAACTTAAAGGTACGTATGGTGAGCAAGAGGATGCATGGGATTCTTTCAGTGAAGAAATGCTTTCCTATTGTGTGCAGGATGTCACTGTCACCAAGAAGCTCTATACATACCTTATGAAGATTGGAGCACCTGCTAAGGCTATAGAGCTGGAGCATCAAGCACAATGGCTGATGTCTAAGCAGGAGCGGAATGGTTTTGTCTTTGATTTAGAAAAGGCAGAGAAGCTGAGGGAAACCTTAGAGTTACGCTATGCTGTGTTGTCTTCTCAGCTTGTGTCCATTGTGCCACAGATACCCGATAAGGTCTTCGTGCCTAAAAGAGACAACAAACGCTTAGGTTATAAGGCAGGTGTGCCTATTCAAAGATATAAGGACTTCAATCCTAGCAGCAGACAGCAGGTAGCATGGGTGCTGGAGCATCAATTTAATTACTTGCCGGAGAATGAAGATTGCTATGAGGATGAACGTCTGAAGATTGATGGTGACACCTTTAAGTTTATTAAAGGTGACGAAAATGCCCCACAGGAACTAAGAGACTTAGCTGCTGTCTTTGAGGAATACCTTATGGTGGCTAAGCGGTTAGGTCAGCTTGCTACAGGTAATCAAGCGTGGCTGAAGCATGTTAAGGCTGATGGTAGAATCCATGGTAGTGTGAACCCTTGCGGTACAGTAACAGGACGTGCTACCCATGCGAACCCTAATGTTGCCCAAGTCCCTCATGTGGGTAGTCCCTACGGACAAGAGTGCAGGGAGCTGTTCAGAGCACCTGAAGGGTGGTATGAGGTAGGTGTAGATGCCTGTGGCTTGGAGCTTAGATGTCTTGCACATTATCTTTACCCCTATGATAAAGGTGCTTATGCTCATGTTATCTTGAATGGTGACATCCACACATTGAATCAACAGGCTGCTGGGTTACCTACAAGAAACCAAGCGAAGACCTTTGACTAAATAGAGGTCTATAAACCCATTGAAAACGGTGAAACTCTCACTGAGACAATACCGTGCGAAGCTAAAAAGGAGAAGAATGACTAGAGAAGATTATCTACAAAAGATGCTACAAATTGTGGCAGGAAATAAACCTAAGAAATTACAGACAGCAAAACCAAGTAAGTACCCACAAGGCTATTTCAAAGCAAAGAAATGTAAGCATTGTGGGTCTATTTTTATTCCTAAAGCTCCTTCTGAGCATTACTGCTGTGACTTCTGTAAAGATTATGGTGTCACCAATGCTTACTATAAAAGAGTGTATGGTCTTACCCTTGATGATGTATTAGATATGGCAGAAAATCAAAATTTTGTCTGTGCTATTTGTCATGGTGATAACTTTGCTATGAATGATTGCCACTCAGGGGTGCTTGTTGTTGACCATGACCACGAGACAGGTAAAGTGCGTGGGTTGGTCTGTCATAACTGTAATCGTGCCTTAGGTTTGCTACATGATGATGTTGATAATTTCCGTAGAGCTATTTCCTATTTAGAACGTGTAACGACTATTCCGGAAGGAAGTACAGTACAAGCTGATGGTGCTGGAAGCGGTGGGCATTGATGATATAGTCTGCTCTCATAGGTGACTATGAGCTGTCCTTATGGACGCATAGGGTGTTGCGAACCCTATGGAACATTTTGGTATTTATGCATTTCTCTATGGCAGCGGAGACAAAAATCTTGGTAAGCTACTCGGTGGCGATGAAGCTATGGGTAAGAAAGCAAAGAATAAATTCCTGAAAGCTACCCCTGCTATCAAGATGCTGCGTGAAGCTGTCAAGAATACACTCGTGGTTGAGTACCACGGAAAAATTAAAGAATGGAAACGTAAGTATTTAAGAGGGCTGGATGGCAGACATCTCCATGTGAGAAGTCTACATTCAGCTCTCAATTTACTTTTACAATCCTGTGGAGCATTGATATGTAAAAAATGGATATGCCTATGGGAAGAAAATATGATTAAAGCTGGCTATAAACATGGAGAAGATTTTCAGTTTATGGCTTGGGTGCATAAACAACATATCCCTTATTGTGCACCTTAAAGTGGGTGAACTCATGGAAAGCCTTATGGGTCAACCATGAACTAAGCCAAAGGAGTATTTATGAGTAGTGAACCTAAATTTGAAGTAACAGAAACAGGTTGCATAGTACCCTTGCAACGCAAACTTAATTGGGATGGCTATTACAGAGTACCACATCCTACCAAACTTTTAAGGAATGGTAAAAAGGCACGTGTTATGTATCATCGTTTACTATGGGAGCAGGAGAATGGTGCTATTCCTGAAGGATATAGCATACATCATATTTGCCGTAATCGTGCTTGCTGTAATATTAACCACCTAGTTTTAATGACTAAGGCAGAACATGCTAAGTTACATAATCATGAACGCTATTCTTATCGTAAAGAACATGCAAAAGATTATTGGTTGGAACATCAAAAGGTAACAGGTACAGCCTTAGCTGAAAAGTTTGGCGTTAGCTTCTCTATCGGCTGTCGCTGGATTAGAGAATGGAAAGCGCAGAGACTATCCCTTGTGGAGTAGGTATAGGGGGTGAGATTCCCCCTATTTTCCGAAGTGCCCACCCTTGTAACTACATATACAAGGATGATATAGTCCGACACTCCTAGCAATAGGAGAATACAGAAAGGATGAGGGACAGGTAGCTTGCAGAACTGAAGCTATAGCTGAAGAAGCTGTGAGAATTGCCCAAGAATCTATGAGACAAACACAAGAATATTATGGAATCAGATGCCAATTAGATACCGAGGGAAAGATTGGTAGGAATTGGTTTGATTGTCACTAGGAGGTGTAAGAATGTTTAACATCCCTACTCTACTCTTAGTAATCTGTACCGCCTATACTCCTGCCTTTGACGAATGTGGCAAGACCGATGGCATTACAGCAAGCGGACACCCTGCAATCATGGGGCAAACAGTAGCCTGTGATGGACTACCTCTAGGAACTGAGGTGGTTATTGATGGTCACAGCTACATCGTTCAGGACAGGTTTGGCGGTGATTATGGTAAGACAAAAATTGATATTTTTATGAACACTAAAGCAGAAGCCTTTAGGTTCGGAAGACAAACAAAAATTGTGGAGGTAAAGCCTTATGTCGAAACAAAAGCAGCCTTTTGTACCAAAGATTGGTCAGAAGGTCTATATCAAACGTCAGAACTCCTTAGGAGAGCCTATCTATTTTGAAGGCATAGTAACTCGTATCCGTGTGGAAGTTAAGTGTAAGCAAGGTGGCTTTATGACTGTTGCTTCTCCACACACTTTAGAGACCAAAGCAAAAGGACTTGTAGCAGGGGGTGACCTGTTTTGATGATAAGTGCTAAGCTTCTTTCTATAACCCCTAACTACATGGAGGTACTGAAGACTGCCTGTAGTCAACCTTATGGCAAAGATGTTACCGAAAAATCCATCAAGAAAATTATTGAAAGTGGACATCTTAGTGTCTTAGAGCACTGTTATGCTTCTTTTTTGGTGACATGTTCTGTGCGTGTCTTAGGGCAACTCACGAGACACCGCCACCTCAGCTTCACCTGTAAGTCTGCTAGAGGTAGTATCTTTGATACTTGTATTATCCCTGATGGTATGTATGATTTTGCTAAAAAGCATGGTGTACCTAAAGAAGTTGTTGATTCCATGATTGATAAGCACCCTATGCTTCATGCTTACAAAGAATGTATTGCTGATGGTCTTGCAGAACAGGATGCTGCCTACTTCCTGCCCCAAGGTGTTGAGACATCCTTGGTAGTGACAGGTAACTTTAGAGCATGGTATGAATATATGCCTAAGCGTTTATGTAAGAGAGCTATGCCGGAGCATAGAGAGTTGGCTATGGCTATTCAAAAATGCTTGGCTGATGCTGCCCCTGAAATCTTTGATAAAAGCTTTATGAACTGTAAGAACTGTACAGAGAGGAGCTGTGATTTTAAGTGATACTGTTGTGTGGAAAACTCTTTGTATATATGCTTATCCTTCTTATGTTTTTCATCCTTTTCTATAGTCTTGCTGTTGGTAGCATACTTGCTATGCTTCACCTACTGATGGAGGTATTTAATATTGGCTTCTAAACCTTTACATCTGCTTTTTGATGCTGACATGATTGTCTTTCGCACATGTGCAGCAGCAGAGCAGGAAATTAATTGGTATGGTGACCTGTGGACACTACACTCTGACTTAGCAGAGGTTAAGGATGCTATTGACACAATGGTTGTCAGCATCACCGATAAAGTCCTGCGTCACATGGAGCACGAGGGAGCTTATCACATTACCATGTGCTTCTCCAGCTACCCTTACTTTCGCTCTAAAGTCTATCCCCCCTATAAGCTCAATCGTGTGGCTAAGAGAAAGCCTCTTGCCTACCATTCTGCTGTTGAGTGGGTGAAGAAAAACTATAATGTGTTGTCTATCCCAAGTCTTGAAGCTGATGACCTCTTAGGTATCTATGGCACAATGCCTGATACATCTGCTGTCATTATCAGTGGTGACAAGGATATGCGGTCTATCCCCTGTCCTTTCTATAACTTCATTCAGGATACATTCCATAAGACAACACAAGAAGAAGCTGATTATCAGTTCTTATATCAGACCCTTGTCGGTGATGCTACTGATAACTATAAGGGTTGTCCAAAAATTGGTGAGGTTGGTGCAAAGAAAATTCTTGACAAAGAGTGCTCATGGGATGCCGTGGTGGCTGCCTATGAAAAAGCAGGTTTGTCTGAGGAAGAAGCACTGACACAAGCAAGGGTTGCTCGTATTCTCAGATATGAGGATGTCGATAAAGACTTTAAGCCTATCCTTTGGACACCCAAAGGGTCACAAAAGAGACAATAAAGTAAAGGGGCATATAAGCGACAATGAATAGTAAAGGCATTAGCCTTTGTAATGGCGTGTATTTTCGGATGCACGCCTGAGTTTCAAATAAAGTAAAGGTATATAAGTGACAATGAATATTAATATTGTATCTAAAGGGGATGATGGAGAAAAACTACCATATGTAAACCCTGTAATTTATGAACATTTAGAGAGAGCCTACAGTCTTGGTAGCCTTATGACACACAACGCCAAAAACAACGACGAGCTTATTGGATATATTAGGGGCGTTATGGATGTGCTGGGGCATATCAAGGCTATGGCTAACTTGAATGATGATGAGGAGTGATAAGATGTGCTGGAAGATTA